TTAAAATACCCTTACGTTATATGTACTTTCCCAAATCTTAGCGTCTCGAAGATCATCGACCATAGGTCTACCCCTAACGTTAAGACTAGTATTCAAGAGCATAGGGACACCAGTGCGTTCATAGTACTCTTCAATAATTTTACGGAATATAGATTGACAATCCTTACGGACAACCTGTACCCTTGCGGTTCCATCTACATGGGTCACCGACTTGTAGTCATGTAATGCCTTACTGGTAAATTGCATGTACTCATTCATCGGACCAGAGAAATATTGGTCCGCATACTCTTCGAGAATCGCAGGAGCAAATGGACGATACTTCTGTCTCCGTTTGATTGCGTTGACCGTATCCTTGACATCAAACCGAACGTCTGCAATCAAGGATCTGTTACCCAGTGCACGTGGACCAAACTCTGATCTACCGTTTGCGATACCACAGTATTGTTCTGACAATAAGTGGTCAACAACATCGGACGGGTTAATCTCACGGTCAATGTTGGTTCCTAAGTAAGGGTTCCAACGAAGATGAGTTCCTCCGGTCTCATCCGCCCACGTTTTTGCGGCGCACCCCAGAGAAGACCCTGAGTCTGCGGGAGCGATTGCAATGTGAACCTCATCAAACAATTCTGCGATCTTAGAGTTCGTAACAACGTTCTGTGCACATCCACCAGAGTAGACTAACTTAGATCCGTGTTTACGCGCCTCACGCATGATCTCAAGGATTGCACGTTCCGCAAACTCCTGTACAGATGCAGCGGAGTCTTGGTCCTTGTTGTTGTAACACTTCCATTTTAGTTCCTTACGGAAAACCTTTCTTCGTTTCTCTCTATCCGAATGACTGACCCCAATGAGAGTACCCTCTTCTATCTCCTTTGCGATATCAGAGAACTTGTGATATTGTTCGTACAACCAGTCGGCGAATACGGGTTCACCATAGGATGATAATCCCATGACCACGTATTCGTCCTCTAGAGGTCTCAGACCAAGAAACTCAGTGACCATTGCATAGATTAACCCAACGGACTTAGGGTAGTGCCACTCTTTGATTAGATTGAAGTTGTGATCTAGGATGACCCCAGTCTGGACTTCTCCAGCACCATCAATCGACACCATTACGGTATCTTCTATTGACTGCCAAGGGCGTGTATAGAATGCACCCGCACAATGGGATGTGTGATGTAGTTCTTTCTTGTCATACACAAGAGACTCATACACAGGGATCTTGTGGTGGTAATGGAGTTCTTTTTTGTAATTGTCTAACTTAGGTTCTACCGCCAAACCACCACGAACGTTATACTTGATGTGGTGGTCCTCATAAAAGGTGACCACATCACCTTTTTCTTGGCCTACAAAATCCCACAACTCAGGTGGGATTATCGCATCATTCTTTTTCTTAGACCATCGTTCTGCATGTGTTGCATAGGAGACAGTGCCATCTTCTTCGATGACACTGACTCCCGCATCATGATAGAACTCAGAGAATCCTATGTATCTCATTCAACCCTCTAGGTATTCATATACCTCTTTCCAGTTTTTCATCAGAGGAAACGTGTAGTCGTTCATATTGTAACCATGTTCCATGACGATACTATCTAGACCGAATTTATCTCCTACATGGGCATTCTCGATTTTGTCTTCAATCCAGACGAAACCAGTATCCTTGTACTTCACAAGTTCTTCGTCTTTGTCCGCACCAGTATCGAGGCAGACAACCTTTTCAAACGCAGTCTCACCAAACAACTTTGCGAGATTCATCTCCCGCAACTTTGCAGCGTGGGGATCAAGACTCAGACTGGTAATTGCGTGAAACACATATCCGTGTTCTTCGTGTAACTTTCTCACGTAGTGGATTGCGTCCCTGAGAGGGGGAATGAAACCAATCGCCGCACTTTCATTGAAGTGTTTTACCAGTTCCTTACCCTTAGTTTTAGAGATACCGTAACACTGAGAGATGTCATAGACATCCCGATTTTTCATTTCATAACCATGTTGATTCATCCAGATATCGAAGGCGTAACCCCAGTTAAGGAGTACTCCATCAACATCAGTCAGAATCACTTTTTCATAATCTGTTTTCATAACAGTTCCTTAATTCAGTTACACTATAACTGATCAGGCAAGAAATGTCAAGAACTTTTTTCAAAAATAGGAAACTTTTTTTCCCTGTAACCGTCCACCATGACGATCTTATTCTCGCCACCAGTGTAGTGAAGAAACCCAGCAGACATGGCTTCCTCACCCCAAGGATCGGAGTAGTGTGTTGGTGTGTCGTTCCAGAACTGATCCATACAACCGATATCGAAATCGTGTTTCACCAGTTGGCCTGAGATATAAGGTTGATCATTCATGATTGACATGTGTTTAACCGGACCCTCAAAGAACCACCACTTCCAATCGTCAAAGACCTCTCGCGCACGTATACGCGCCTCGCGTGTCCAGACAACTACTCCGGTATTCATGATTGTTAGTTTGGAAGGGATTACTCCGAAGGCGGGTACTATGGGTACGTCATGCCACTCATACTTCTCTACGTAATCTCGAAGAGTAGATTCCTTGTGGTCCCATGCATTATATCCACCACCGTTAGCAGTTCGAATATCAGACTCTAGTACACCAGAGACTTCACCATCAGCCTCTTCGAAGATGTTTCGTTCGGTGTTCGCTACAATGTCAGTATCGACAAAGAGAACCTTGTCATACTTGTCGAACGACTCATCGTAGATTACTCGAAGACACTCGAACAGACACACGGTAGTGTCCCGTACATATTCTTCTTTGGTGAACACCGCTTCATCAGAGTAAAGGTAATCAGCGCCAACAGTTTTGGCGTAAATCTCAAATGACTCGCGGGAGATATCTGCCATCTCACGATACAGTTGTGATCGTGATCTACCTTGGATATCTCCCCGTTTTTCGTCTAGGTCATCATTTATAACTAGATACTGAAATATCAGATTTGTATTTGGGTTTTCGCCTGAAGTCATGATGCATCTTTCCCACGAATCCACTCTTGGTTAGATTCTTATGTCTGTTACGTTTTTTGTTTCTAGTGTCATGCCGACTGAACTTCGCCATGTTCACCCCTTTATATATCAGAGATACTTGTCGTAGTTATTGTCAGGGTCAAAATCATCTACCACCTCGTAACGGGTACGTCTCCCGTCCTTGAACGCAATAAGTTTTTGACCTCTATTTTGACCATCCGATCTGACCGAAGCGTGAACCCAACCAGAGTTCTCACCCTCATCAGGGTTATAGAATTCTAGGATGAGTTGATCGAAAGTCAAATTCTCACTGATCCAATCTGCGAGTGCAAGATTGGCAACACCGTTGATCTCAAAGTCAACGGCTTGTCCGTTACAGTGTTGTGATGTTTTAGAACCACCAACCGCTTTGTTCAGTGCGGGGGATCTATATCCACTGTTGATACGTACTGGTCTACCAAATGCCTCACGCACTGGTTGACAGATATTCTGGACAACGTATTTTAGGTTTTCAAGGTGTTCGTCTTGAGGGGTGTTGTCAATCCCTTTTTTTGTTGCAGTGGCTGATTTTGTGAATTCCGCCAATACAAAGTTCGCGCTAAGTTGCATTTCCTTATTCCTCTCTGTTGTATCCCAACATTTCCTTGGTCATAATGTAATCCCTTACGAAGTCTGACCTCACAATGTCAGACCAAGTGAACTCTACGTTAGTGAACTTAGTCATATTATCTATAACATCAAGGAACTTTAACAGTCCTTTTTTGTCGGTTTCTTTGGTGAAGTCTGTCTGTCTGTAGTCCCCACAAAAGATGATTCGGCAGTTGTGACCCACTCGTGTAATTATAGAGTCCAACTCGTGAAATGTACAGTTCTGCATCTCATCGATTATGATCACGGCATCGTCAAACGTGAACCCTCGAATGAATGATGTTGAGACGAACTCAATCACACCCTCTTTGATCAGTTTGTCATAGGCCTCTTTGTCATCGAAGAGTTCATAACACAGTGCACGGTATGGACCCGTGTATGCATCGATCTTTTCTTCTAAGGTGCCTGGCAGAAAACCGATCTCTCGTGTAGGTACTATGGATCGAACAAGTATGATCTTGTCAGGCATCTTACCTTTATCCAGAACTTCTTCTAGTCCAAGATATAACGCACTGAAGGTTTTACCTGTGCCGGCAGATCCGGACATTACGATATGATCACCGTTATCCCAGGCCGCATAAACTTTTTCTTGAGAGGCTGTGATTGGTTCGAAGGTTCTTAGATCATCAATGCGTAACTTCTGCGGAAGCGTATTGACTTTGGGTTTCATGTATTGATGGTATTTCCTTTTCCAGAACCTTTCTTAATCCTCTCTAGATGATTTTCCCATTCCTTACCCGCCTTACGCATAGGACTGATTCGTCCAGATATCAGGCCTGGCACTGAATTGTAAACTCTTTCTAGATGGGGATTGTCGATCTTAAATTGATCGTATTCGGACATTCGGAGAGACTCCTCCAAAATCTCTCCGGTTTCCAAATTTTTAAACGTATAAGTTGGCATGGTTTACTTCACACTTAATATCAAACCTCACTACGACATCTTTCGATGAAGAGATAGGATCACCTTCCTTATTGTACTTGAGTGAATTTAGGTTCGACTTCTAAAATAGTCTGATTGAGAAACTCCCGTTTGGCCATCAGTTTGTGCGCCTTCTGAGTTTTTCCCTTTTTATTGAGACTCGCAATATAATTATCTAGTTCTCGACTGTCTCTTTTTAATCGTTCTATCTGAGTTGCTGTCATAACACTCCTTTTTTGTTGGTGAGTTAAGAAGATTGAATTAAGTTTGGAAATGCCTCCTGTACTAGTTTAAGGGTTACGCCCTTCACTGGTTGTTTTTTCGCAACCATGTTCAAGACGATTTCTGCATCAGCCGGATGAATTGATTCGAGCATGTCGATAAACATCTTCTCCCGTCTGAATGCGGGTAATTCTGTACCAGGCCCACCCTTTACAAAGTATCCAAAGTTTTTATGGGCTTTGAGTAAGGAAGATGGGACTGACTCCGGAATGTTTGGAGTATAGGGCGGTTTGCCTTCGGGAAGAAGGAAGACCAAAGATTTGTCGAAGGTTCCTCGAAGGACATCCTTCAATGCGGGTACGTCAGAGTACTTCTTGAGTACTGTCATCCGCTCTGCTTTGTTTTTTGCATTTTCGATTTCCTCGAAAATTTCATAGACTTGTTTGGTTTCACCTACGTATGCCATATAATTCACCTGTTATAGTATATAGGGTTTTACCGTTCCCCAGATGCAAGATATTGTTCAAATTCTTCAAAATCTGAAAAAATTTGATCGTACTCTTGACGAGCGGTTTGAACAGCGTATTCCGCTACAGGCCCGAAACGAGTCCGGATCTTTTCCTCAACAACAGAGAAAGGTTCGTTGTAGTTATCGCACACGATCTCTTGAACTTCAAAAACAAATTGACCCATCTTACTCATCAGGCATTTCCTCAACGGTTATACGATACTTAGTACCGTTATTATCTACAAGATCCAGAGTCTTCTTGGTGGACAAGAAAACCCCATCGACATTCAGATCCAACTTGACTGGACCCACATCACTAGTGAAGTCTTCCCCATACATCTTTGCAGAGGGAAGAGTCTTCTTAATGAAGTCTGCGATGAAATCGCAGTACACTAAACTCATGCCGCGAACTCCTTGTTCTCGCGGAAGTATACCCCCGCAGGCGGAACCAACTTTTCAATCATCACCCAATCTTCGGCGGTCATACGGTTACCGTACTCCTCACACCCAGTTTCTTCGAGAAGGTACTTGACCGCCTCTTTTGCGGTTGCAAATTCCTTGCGACCCTTCTCTCGACCAAGATATGGTTTTGCAATATATGTCATTACACACTCTCCTGTAGAATTAAATCACGAACACGTTCACGGTCAAGACTGTCACCGTCACCCCACTCAAAGAAGTTTTGAGGATCCCGACACAGGTCAATGTACTTGACAATAGCCTGTTCGAGATAGTCAACAGTCAATCCAGCGATGGGGTAGATCCCATCGTAACCATAGAAAGACAGACAATAGTTACGGAACTCACGAAACATTTGGAACTTACGATATTTCTCAGTCACAATCTTACCACTACCAATCGGAATAACAGTCATTATGCGTACCAACTCCTATAAAAATCTTTACCTTCTTCCGCAGGACAAGCCATACGAACGTCATCAATGTTGATGTACTTACCAGCGATTCGCTTCTTGAACTCACTACCAATGAAGGCATCCTTGACGGGGACAACACGGTCACTCATGAAACCCTCAGAACCTTCAACACTCTGAAGGGCGATCTCACGAAGGACAACACTCGCACCCTTCTTCGCAACAACCTGATAGGCATCAACGTTAGTCTGTTCCCAACCCCAAGACGCGACGAACAAGTCACCCTCTTTGACGTTGGCGATTGCCTCTTTCCGAGCGTTCGCACGGGCAATCTTGCGTTCTTCTTTGTACTTCGCAGCACGATCAAGACTGACGAGGAAGTCCTCACAGTACTCCACCATGCGAACCTCACTACCGAAGCGGTAGTTGAACTCAATCTTGTAACCAAGACGAGCACGGGGGGCGGGACGGACACACTTGGCAACGTTGTTACCATAATCCATGGCCAACTCGTATCCACGTTCTTCAAACTTCGCAATCAACTCTTTCATAACAATACTCTCTCAATCAACGTTACAGGTATACTATAACCCATCGGGCAAGAAAAGTCAAGACTTTTTTTCAAAAAAAGTGATATTTTTTACCCCCAATATGGACGGTCATCGTCATCATTCACGAAGTCATCACGGTTGTCCCAGACACCCCAATACATCAGAAAGAGGCCAACTAGGGCGAGACCACAAGTCACCCACATACTAGGGGGATCACCAGCCACACAGTCTGCGGCCATCAGACACTCATCATAGAAGTCCTGAGTACCAACCGCACCAAACGTCATCAACAAACCAATCACAATTCTAATCATCAATCAACATCCCATTCTACGATTTCGTACTCATCCAGACCATTCTGGACTGCGTATTCTATCGCATCATCTTCACACTCAAAACACTCCGGCAGGAGTACTCCCTCAACTTCTAAGTAGTAAACCAAGTCTTCCATCACATTACCTCACAGTCTCCTCAAAACAACCAAATTACTTCTTATACTAACAAGTCTGGCAAGAAAAGTCAAGCGTTTTTTTAAATTATTTTTGAAAATTTTTCCCACATGTACCCCCTCAGTTGGTCCATGTTTACCTTGGTATCTTGGTAAAAGGGTTCTAGATCGATGCCCTCAGGCAGTTTGATGTTCTCGATTCTACCCAAATGATAATACTTCCCATTTCGATATTCGAGTCTGTCACCCAGTTGACGGGATTCTTTCCATCTCTGGTGGATTACATATGCGTGTTCGGGATTGACCCCAACCATAAATTGCGTATCCGCTAGGACACCCAGACAATTCTCATCCTCATCATAGGTTTCATCCACATAGTTCACCAGTGCGGGGATAGCGGTGTCTATAGAACCGTAGTGGGATATGAACCTGAGATTATGCATTGCACACATGTCCCCATAGTCTTTATCCATTGTAAACCCAGACATGTTAATTGTCAAGCGTTTTTTGAAGGTGTGTCCTCTTATCAACCAATCTAGGATGTCACGGTTAGGTACGATACACCGATTGATGCCACGGTCCTCTATGAAGGTTATGGCCTCATTCTTGGTGAGTGGTAACCATTCTTTCCTGTCTGGCAGAGAGTAACTCCAGTGACGATTACTGGCCATCACAGAGGGTAGAAGGTCTGTCAACATAGAAGATGCATGGTGCATGTTCTTGGTGTGCCAACAAACTGAACTAGGGTGGAACTTGAATATGTGAATGTTTCGAAGTGCGAAGACCATACAGTCTTCATGAGTGAACTCTATCTTGCGAGAGTACTGTGTCGTTCCCGAAGTACTGGATACTAAAAAGGGATCCGACTCTTCGGCGTACCAAGGGAAGTATGGATCCGGACTTGGTTCCATATCAAGTTCATGAACGACCTTTTTGGAATTGTGGTGGATCATATCACCGTGCAACCCCTTGTACAATTTTTCACCAATACCATCGGTGATAGTTAGGTCCGCTGGACCAAACCTTGCAATCTTGGTGTACGGTAAAGATTCTTTGTGTGCGGGGGAATCAAGTAGGATCAACCGTAATCCTAGTTCTGCACAAGCGAACACGGCCGACACGTGTCTCGTACTTACGTTCATGATTGACACCGCAACCATGTCGCCCTTTTTCAAACTATGCGTGTCTACGAGTAGTCTCTTCCAACCGTCGATGTCTCGAATGAGTTCATTCTTGGTCTTACCATCGTAAATAATATCGGGGTTGATTATATTTCGATCAACAATCATTGGATATGTTTCGCATGTATCTTACAACCAATGAACGCATTGTAGTAATCCTCTCGCAACAGAACATCACGATCAAATTGTTCTTTCGCCTCATAGTAGGAACACTCACCTTTCGATTTGCACAACCTCAAAATTTGACGATGGTAGGCGTCCCCACCTTTCGTTTCGACTAGAAGTTTTAGTTCTTCGGATGATCCGTAGTAGTCTCTCCAGTCGGACTGAACCTTTTTGATCCTCTTCCTTTTTTGTCCCTTAAGAGGAGGCAATTTTCGAGTAGACCAAAAGAACTTCTTACCAACATACTTCTTGTTGGTGTCACGTTCAGTGATCAGATAGACGAACCCAACCCACTGACTGAGTTCGTCTTCATCTGGTTCGTAAGGCGTTCCGTTATAAATCCACATACTGTATGTAGACTTATACTACGGCACTATCTCCTAGATATTCAACTTCCGCCTCTTCACCGCACAAAGGACAGTAGAGAGGTTCGTCATCATCGTAACTACAAACAACCTTGGTGATGCCATCACATATAACGCACTCAACTTGGTATATGTAAGACTCCATCATGCAGCGACATTCTCGCTAATGTCGCACACAACGGGACTTTCCTCCCATCCCCAACTTCCTGCCATCCCAACAACACTGTATTCGGTAACTCTTTTTTCGAAGAAGTTGTCATGGGATGCACCGTTAAGCACCCAGTCAAGCCAGGTGAGGGGATTATCCTTCTGTCTAAATTTTGGTTTGAGACCCAGTTGAAGTAAACGCCTATCAGCGATATGACGAATATACTTCCTAACTTCAGTCTTAGTGAGTCCCTGTACATCGTTACCACGGAACGCAAGGTTGATAAATTTGTCTTCCAGTTCAACTGCATTTTTTGCCATCTCATAGATTTTGGATTTAAGTTCATCGTTCACGATGCGAGGATGTTCCTCACAGAATGTACGAAACAGTTTTGCATTCCCTTGCACGTGAAGTGTTTCATCACGTATCGACCATTCCACGATTGTACCCATACCCTTCATCTTTCCGAATCGTTGAAAGTTCAACAACATCACGAATGAAGAGAAAAGACTCATACCTTCGTTGAATACTGACTGAGCAAGGGCGAGTGCAAGACCCGTGTGTGTACTAACGTCACCTTCTTTCATGAAGTCAACTTTGTCTGCCATCTCCTTGAACTCAAGAAACTTGTGGTACTCTTCGTCGGGTAGACCCAGAGTATCGTTCAACAGTGCATATGCACGTTGGTGTACTGCCTCCCGTCCGGCGAACGAGGACAACATGTTACGGACCTCGTTGTTTTTAAAACGAGGGATTAGTAGTTCGTGGTAGTTCTCGCCCACCTGAACATCCGACTGAGTAAACAGTCTGAGAATGTGTGTGATGAAGTCTTTCTCCTCATCGGTAAGTTTAGTCTTCCAGTCCTGTACGTCTTCAGACAGTTCCGCCTCATCCTCAATCCAATGAACCTCTTCATGTTTCTTAGAGAGTTCTACCGCCCAAGGATACTTGAACGGTTTGTAGGTTGTACTAAATTCTAATAGGGACATCAGTGTTTTTCCTTGTAATCTTTGATGGCTGCTTTGATTGCGTCTTCTGCAAGAACACTACAATGAATTTTTACGGGTGGAAGTGCGAGTTCTTCTGCGATATCTGTATTACGGATTTGCCCGGCGTCTTCAAGATTTTTCCCTTTGACCCATTCGGTGAGTAGAGAACTAGAAGCGATAGCACTACCACAACCATAAGTTTTAAACCGTGCGTCTTCAATAATTCCTTCATCACTCACCCTGATCTGTAGTCTCATGACATCACCACAAGCGGGTGCACCCACCATACCTGTACCAATGTCTTCTTCGTCTTCGTCGAACTTACCCACGTTACGTGGGTTTTCGTAGTGGTCTAATACCTTTTCCGAATATGCCATGTCATCCCTCGCAAGCCTTGCACTCTTCTTCTTCAACAACTTCTGTAGTGGTATTATCTAGAAATTCAATGAGTTCTTCGTACCCACCGACATACGTTCCCTCTACGTAGATTTGAGGGACAGTCTTTACTTTTCTACCTGTCACTTCAGCGGCGGTCTTACCGATCTCTTCCAGATCGATATAGTCATAGGGGATTCCCCGTAGTTTGAGTTCTTCTTTCGCAAGTTGACAGAACGGACAATTCTTCTTACCGTACACTAAGGTGCGACTGTCATCTTGCAATGCAACTCGTTCCACTTTCTCCGATACGTTCTCTGCACGAGCCTTCGCTTCGGTACGTAGATAGTAGAGTCCCTTGAGACCCTCTCTCCACGCCTTGAGATGTACTTTGTTAACGTAGGACTTCTCTGCACCAGCGGGGAAGAATAGGTTGACCGACTGTCCTTGACAAATATATTTCTGTCTGTCTGCGGCGTGAGTGACAACCCAACTCTGATCAAGTTCTTGTGCGGTCTTGAATACCGCCTTCTCACCCTCTGTTAACTCTGGAAGGTGTTGAACCGAACCTTTTTGTGTGATGATAGATGTCCAAGT